TTTTTATATAATTTATATATATATTTACTATATTAATTAAATGAAACTTTTAACCAAAGTTTTATCATAAAATAATGGATGATTTGTTTGAAGAACAATGGTTGAAAATTATTGTCTAATATAAAAAGCATCACCCCAACCAAAATTTCCACACATTTTACAAGCAACTCTAATAAAACCCTGATTTTTTAAAAAATCATCAATTTCCGATAATAATGCACAATCCTTATAAACCTTTTCAGTATTTACTTCTGTATAAATATATTGAATATGGTTTATATAATCTCCCATACTTTTTAATGCATCTAATTCTTTTCCTTGAATATCTAAATTTAAAAAATTTAATTGTTCAATTGGAATTTTATTATTTTTAATAAATGTATCTAATCTTGTTGTTTTTAGTTTCACTTTGTTAATCATTTTAACATGAGGATGATGCTTTGAATGTGTTCCAAAGTTTAAAATTGATGAACTTTGACCGTTATCAGCAACATTAAAAGTTACTACTTCGTCATTATTTATATCAATTAATGCTTGATATATATTTAAATTTTTATTTTTTCCTTTCATTAATTTAACCTTATCTTCCATAGCTTCAACCCAATATATATTTTTATTATCAATATTATGTCGTAAATAACTATTTTGTTCTTCACATTCGTGAGCACCAATATGTAATACTCCTTTCAAATTTAATTTAAAATGATCTACTAATACATTTAATGGTATTAACATTTATATAATTATTAATATTAACTAATTTTAAACTTAAAAAATTTATATATATATATAAAACATATGGAGCTTTTAACAAGTTTTTATTATCCTAAAAATAAAAAGAGAGAAGAAGAACTTGTTTTAACATTAAAAAACAATTTAAGTAAAAATTTTATAAACAAAATTAATTTATATATTACTGAAAATGATTATGAAAAATTCAAAAAAAATAATTTTGAAAAAAATAAGAATTATGATAAAATTAATTTTATACTAAAAAATTATCAACCAACATATAAAGAATTTTTCATGGTAGCTAGTGAATTTGATAATAAAATAATATGTATTTGCAATAGTGATATTGAATTTGATATTAATAATATTGCAATTTTAAATAAATTAAATGGTAATAAATGTTATTTTCTAACTCGCCACGAGTCAAATAATACTAAACCGTTAATAGAAAATTTTGGTGGATCTCATGATGCTTTCATTTTTAAAAGTAACATTTTAAAAAATAATATAATAAATAAAGATTTATCATATATAAATTATATTCAAAATACACCAGGTATTGAAGCATTATTAACTATATTTTGTATTGAGCAATTAAATTATAAAATTTTCAATCCTTGTTTTGAGATTAAATTATTACATCACCACAAAAGCGCATATAGAACATATACTTCGGCAAATATTGTTGGACATACTTGGCCGCACCAGTTAGGAGGCATTTATGCGAATATTATTTGGTGTAAATATATGATTTATCCTTGTAGATTATTATAAATAATATTTTCATACATAACATTATCTTCTATTGCATTTTCTTGAACTCTCATAATTTCAATAAAATTATTTTTTTCCATAAATTTTTTTATATCATCACTAGATGGTGACCCAATGTATTTTGAATGCATATTTATCGGTAAATATCTGGTGTTTATTATAGACTTGGGTTCTTCCATTATAACATATTTTATTTTTTTAATATTTTCTTCAGCGCCTTTTAAAACATTTAATTCAAAACCTTGAACATCCATACATAATAAATCTATTTTGTTTATTTTATACTTTTCCATTATTTCACTCAACTTTTTTATTTCAACAGTTCCTGTATTTTTTTGAGTTTTATTACTATCAATTCTTTTATAAAATGATGACGCACCATCATTATTATCGGTAAAAGAATAAAATGGCAGTGTAGTATTTTTTTCACCTAACCCATGCTCTATAAATGTAATATTCTCATAATTTATTAGATTCTCTCTACATATATTTATAGTATTTGGATTACATTCAAATGAAAAAATTTTAGATTTTTTAAATATTTTAGATAATTTTATTGATTCATCACCATATCTAGCTCCAATTTCAAATATAACACTTGGAATATATTTCATTTTAGATAAAAATATATCATCATAATAATTTGACATTTAAATTATATATAAAATTATACTTAAATATAAATTACAACAAAATAATTAATCTTGAAATGTTAATTAAAGATGAAAAAATGAATTAGAAATTTTAAGAAAATCATTAAATAATTTTGTAAAAATTTATATATAAACAGATTACTTAATATATATATATGAAATTAGATTGTGTATTAAGTGCTGTAAATGAAAACACCCTATATATAGATTTTATTCCTACTTTTATTGAAACTTGGAAAAAATTATATACTGATATTGATATTAAAATTATACTAATAGCAAAAAAAATCCCTGAAAAATATTTATGTTATAAAAATAATATTATACTATTTGAACCAATTGAATCTGTTTTGACTAGCTTTACTTCACAATTTATAAGATTATTGTATCCTTGTATATTAAATTATGAAAATGGGGTTATGATAACTGATATAGATATGTTGCCTATGAATAGAACTTACTATACTAAAAACATTGAATTATATGATAATAATAAATTTATATATTTTGTAGAAAATATATTATTCAATATAAATCAAATAGCAATGTGTTATAATGTAGCTACACCTAATATTTGGAAAGATATTTTTAAAATACATTCTCTTGAAGATATCCGCACTAAAATAAAAGATGTATTTAAAAATAATAATATAAAGGAAGGTCATGGTAATTCCGGTTGGAGCACCGACCAAAAATTTTTATATAATTCTATCAATAATTGGGAAAAAAAAGATAATTTTGTTTGTTTAAATATGAAAAAAACTAAATATAACAGATTATGTCGTAGTAGATTTAATACGTTAACTAAAGATATAAAAAAAAAAATATCACAAGGCGAATATACAGATTATCACTGTCATAGACCTGTAAGTAAGTATTTGAACCTAATTAATACTATTGTTGAATTACTATAAATATTAATGGTTTTGTCCATCACCGTGACCCAAGTCGTAATAAAAGCATATATCTTTTAAATATATACAATTAGTATGTTTTAAAGCTTTCAACCAACATTTATAGTCTTGTCCTCTTCTATCAAATGGCATTCCACCTATTTTTTTTAATAATTCTTTTTCTATCAGTACACTGCTTGTAATTATACAATTATGTATATTTATGAATTCCAAATTCCAAATATCAGGGAAACCCTTTTCTATTAACTTACTATTATTTCTCTGATATATATCCTGTAATGTTTTATAGTAATATTCAGCATTATATTTTTTGTAACTTTTATTTTCATCATATATCCCATTTCCTATTAATCCATCTGTACAACACATTTTACAATTACTTTTTTCTAATGCTTTTACCTGAAGTTCCAACTTATTAGGAAACCAAATATCATCATCGTCACAAAATGCTATATAATCTCCCTTAGCAAATTCAACACCTTTATTCCTTATGTATCCAGCACAACCATAACCAAAGGTAGATTTACTATTTTCTTTCATATGAATTATTTTTATGTTATTTTCTTCCCAATTATAAGTATAATATTCTTTTTGAGTCGAACAATCATTTACTACAATTATTTCATAGTCTTTATATGTCTGATTTTTAACTGTATTTATCAAATTTAATAAATACTCAAACCGATTATATGTTGGTATTACTACACTAATTTTCATTTATAATATATTATAAATTAATATAATCTTTAATATATTATTTATAACAATCCACAACAATAGACATTGGTCTTCTTACTGGATACATGACTCTTCTATCATTATCAGGTGTTCTAGTTATGTATCCTTTTTTATAATCTATGTTATTTAAAACAAAATTAGTTCTAGATGTCCAATATTGTAAAAAATTTATATTTTTGAATTTTGTTTTATCTAATAAATTCTTAACTTTTTCATATGTTGGAAACCAAACATGACCATTACCCATTATTTTTTTTTTATTATAATCATACCAACCACCACCACCTTCATCAAACATTAATTGACCATTCTCATCTTTTGTTGTTCTATTGAACAATAAATCACAATTATAATCAGGAACTGATAATCTAAATAGTCCATCTGGTTTTAATACTCTATAAATTTCATTTATTTGGTTTTCTAGAAAATCAAAATCAATATGTTCATGTACATCTTCAGATTGATAAATATCTACACTATTTTCCTTAAGAGGCATTTTATCCAATATATCAAAGTGTATATGGTTTTCATCTTTGGTTCCTTTTCCATTTGCTCCGTATTCCGGTAATGTTAATCCTACCCATTTTTTATTTGTTAATTGAAATCTTTTTTCTACAGGAACACAATTCCACTGTTTTAGGTCTCCCGCATATAAGTAAATTTCTTGTTTTTTTGAAAGAATTTCAAAATTCATATAAACTATTTAATTTTATTTATTTAAATATTAGTTACTTAATAATAATATAAATGTCATTTAAACCATATATGAATAATGATGAAATTATTTTATTAGAGAAATATTACAAAAACTCTAAAAATTATTTTGAATTTGGTGCTGGTGGCAGTACCTGTTGTGCTATTAAAAACAATATTGAAAATATTGAATCAGTGGAAACAGATAATTATTGGGTTCAGCGATTAATAAATGACCCTCTTGTTTCTAATAAATTAAATGAAAAAAAAATAAAAATACATATGTTTCCTTTAAATTTTGAATGGACAAAAGCCATATCTTGGAATTCAAATCATAAAGAATACTTAAAAAATTGCCAAAAAGATAATTGGCATAATTATTCGAAAATAATAAGAAAATGTAATTTAAAATTAGACTTAGTTTTAGTTGATGGTAGATTTAGAGTAGCATCTACTTTGGAAACAATTAAAAAAGTCGTTGATAATTGTTTTATTTTGATACATGATTATCGACAACCAAATAATACATATAGAGGATATGAATTTGTTGAAAAATATCTAGATATTATTGAACATGTAGATAGTTTATATGTTTTCAAAAAAAAACAAAATATTGATTTTGATGAAATTGAAAAAGACTTAGAAATATATAATTTCATTCCTAATTAATAATAATTTATTTTTAATGTATTAATTTGTAATTATCATATAAAAGATTTATTATAATATTATTTATATGATAAAGGTCATCTCTTTTTCTTTATGGGGAAATAACCCTGACTTTAATATAGGTGCTATTAAAAATGCAAAATTAGCATTAGAATTTTATCCCAGTTTTGAATGCTGGTTTTATATACATAAAGAAACGGTTCCACAAAAAACAATTGATAAATTAAATAATATTCCAAATACTAAAATTATTTATAAAACAGGCGATTTAAATAAAAATAAACCAATGACATGGAGATTTGAATCTATTGACCATCCTGACGTTGAAATTAATTTATCTCGTGATACTGACACTCGTTTTTTATTAAGAGAAAAATTAGCTGTGGATGAATGGATAGAATCTGATAAAATATTTCATATTATGAGAGACCATCCTCATCATAATTTTCCTATATTAGGTGGTATGTTTGGTGTTAAAAAAAATAATATTATAAAATCTTGGAAATATTTAATAGATAATAAAATTGTTCAAAATGGTCCAAGAGATTATGACCAAACATTTCTTCGAAATATAATCTATCCTAAAATTTTAAAAAACTCGCTTGTTCATTCTTCATTTTATAAATATGAAAATGAATGCGTTAAACCATTTCCTATACCATATTGTGAAAAATTTTATTTTGTAGGCGGTTATGTTTATTATGATGGTTCAATATCAGCACAACATACAAATATATTAAAAAGAATTTTAAAAAATAACTAATTAAAAAGTTAATTTTATATACTTATATAAATATATGTCCCAAATACCAAAAATAATTCATCAAATATGGATAGGACCAAAACCAGCTCCTACAAAATTTATGGATACCTATAAAGACAAACACCCTGATTTTGAATATATACGATGGAATGAAAATGAATTTATAAAACGTGGGTTTAAAACACAATTGCAACATCGCATTAATGAAATGACAGAAATTAATGGAAAAGCAGATATTTTAAGATGGGAAATATTATATGAATATGGAGGCTTATTTGTTGACGCTGACTCTATTTGTATTGAACCATTCGATTATCTTATTAAAAAATATAAAGCATTCGCCGGATACGAAAATGAACAAGTTAGAGGTGCCGGATGGGCAGGAGGCAATTCAAAATATGATGATGTATTAGCAAATACACACCCTTTAATTGCTACAGGAACTATGGCATTTCCACCAAAACATGAATTACCTAGATTAGCAATTGAATGGATAAAACAAAATATAGTTTCTGCTAAAAAAACTGGAAAACTAGCATGGCGAACAGTTGGTCCAGGACTTTTAACTAGGTTATATTTCTCAAAAAACTGGTCAGATATTACAATTTTACCAAGTTATTATTTTTTGCCAATTCATTGTTCTGGCGTTGAATATAAAGGACATAATAAAATATATGCGTATCAAGAATGGGGTTCAACAAAAAAAAATTATGAAATGATGAATTATATTTCTTTACCATCACAATTTACTACTCCAAAAAAAAATGTTTCAGTACTAATATCAAGTTATAATACAAAAGCACAATATATAAAAGAGTGTTTGGATTCAATTAAACATCAGGTTGGACATTTTGGTATGGAAATTATTTGGATAAATGATGGTTCAGATGCTCTACATACTATGTTGCTTAAAAAGATAATACAGAATTTTCAAGAGACAACACGATTTATAAAGATAATTTATAATGATAATGATGGTAATAAAGGCATAGGATTTACTTTAAATAAAGGTATTCATATGTGTAATAATGAAATAATTATTAAAATGGATAGTGATGATATTATGGTTCCTGATAGAATAATAAAACAACTTATGTTTATGAATAATAATCCAGATATTATGATATGTGGAGGACAAATAAAATATTTAAAAAACGGAAACTTTACAGGACAAAGTCATCATACATCATTGACATGGGAAGAATATAAAAAACAACCTTCACATTGGTTTATAAATCACCCAACTGTTTGTTATCGTAAAAAAGCTGTTATTGAAGCAGGAAATTATGATAAAACAATGAGGGAAATGTCTGAGGATTTCGAATTGGAATTACGAATGTTGAAAACATTTGGAAAAATATATAATTTTCCAGAAGTTCTTTTACATTATAGATTACACGAAGGACAAGTAACACATAAAGGTGGTAAAAGTGGACCTACATTTTGGAAAAATGTTCGTAATAAAATTATACAAAAAATAATTTCTGAATAATAATAATAACATTATTTCACCCTCTGTTTATTACACCTTACTTTCGCTTCTGATGTATTATAGAATTCATTAAATTGTTTCTTCCTCGTACTGGATCTTTAACGCGGTGTAATTGTGTATCAGCGCGAAATGTTACATCAGTATGTTTTTCAGGTATTTTCCAACCTGTAAAATTTACCTTATTAATGTTTGGTCTTAACTCGTCAATAGTTGTATTGATATGTGTGATTTCTGATAAACCTTTATGTGCAGATACAGTTCTAAGTTTATGGACCGCTTTATTATCTACCATCCGATAGGGACCTGTAACATATTGTAATATCTTTTTTGAACTTATAGAATACATTTGACTTCTATCAATGATTATTTTATTATTTTTACAGCGGTCATTTATCGTATTATCTTCAAATCCCCACCCCCAAAAATTTGGAAATCCATTAACTCTTTCAAAATCGTTTCCCATTATTGAAAAAATTCCACCTAAAGCATAATCATAACCAAAATAATGTTTCACCACACCAGGAGTAGTATTAAAGTTCATCATATTTTTCTTTCCAGGCATAGTATCAATGTCTTGAAATATAAAAATAATATTTTTATATTGGTCTGGATATTTTTTCTTTGCATACATAAATCCTAAATTCTTCATTGCTCCGCGATTAAATGGTCTTGTATCATTTTGGTGACTTATAATTATTTCATAAGGGTCTTTTTCATCTTCTAAAATCCAAGACATATGATTCATATATACATATAGAAATCTTTCGCGATCACGATAAGGGACAATGAATATTTTTTTGGGAAGAGTAGTCATTTATATATATATATATATATACAGAACATGAAATTGTATATCTAACGATATATCATTCTTCCTAAATGTCTAACATTTGTACCCTTGTGATTTACACTATTAGACGAAGTTTCTATTTTTTTTGTTAAATCATAATGTTTTGTTAATTCTCCAAAACAACACACCATATTGGTTATTTGAATTTTCTCTGGATTTATTATATTAAAATTGGAAACATTACACATAATTATATTATCAGTGCGTTCTTGAGTATAAGATAGATTACTAATTGTGTTAATTCCACTATTATATATTTTTCCATTTTTAATATGTTTGGACAAATTATAATTTATAATATTCATATTCTTTAAATGAAAACAATTGCGATGACCATTTAATAAAATTACTTTGGGATTATTATAATTAAAATACTTTTTCAAATGTTTTAAACCTTGTCGTTTACAACGAACTCCCAATATATTATCTTCTTCCCCCCATCCCCATAAATTAGGATTACCATTTATTCGTTCATAATCAACACCTTTCATTACATAAATACCACCTAAATTTATCTGTTCATAACTACCAAAAATATGATTAACTTCACCTACATTCGTTGTAAAATCTACTATATTTTTCTTACCGATTAAATTATCTAAATCATGAAATATAAAATCAATGTTTTTATAATGCTCCGGATATTTTTCCTTTCCTATTAAAAATCCTATATTTCTCATTCCACCTCTATTAAAATTGCGAGTATCACATTGATGGACTATGTATATTTCATACTCTTCTTCGGGTATATCTTCTAAAATATATTTCATATGATTTTTAAATATATTTAGTTCGCATTCTCTATCACGATAAGGAACAATGAATATTTTTTTGGGAATTTTTTCCATATACTATTTGTATATGGAAAATTATAATCAATTACGACGCATTACCATTACCGTTATCATTATATATTTATGTAAAAGTATATAAAATATCCTGTATATATTTTTATAAAGAATGAATATCATATTATTATTATGTTGTATAACATTTGTTGAATCGAGTACTTATGGTGTATTGTATAATGTATTAAATAACTACAACACATCTTTTAAATTAATTAAACCAAACCACAAAAAAACATATGTAGTTATGAATTTAACCAAATCCATTATATTAGGGTTATTATGTATTGGATTTATATATAGTTTATTAAAAGAAACATTTTTTGAATATAATAGATTAGTGTTATTTGGCGGAATTTATGTTATATTAGATTTAATTGCCTTATTTATAGTGCATAAAATGCAAAAAAATACAATCATTCATCATATAGTAGTTCAAATATTGTATGTGATATGTTTATATTATGAGTTTGATTTACACAATCCAATTATAAAAGGAATTTTAATATATACTGTTTTTAGTTCAGTTGCTTATATGGTAAATGGGTTTTTAGCAATGCGAATATTTGTAAAGGAACAGTGGTTAAATTTGTTAGCAAAATATAGCGCATATATTTATATAGGTTGTTGCGCTATTAATTGGATATGGCAAGGAGTTATATTAACAAATTTAAGTTGGATTCCATTGGTATTATATAGTTCTTTATTAGGATTAATTATATTTGATGACATTACATTAATAAAATACCTGCTACATTATAGATACAATATGGAATAAATGTTTGCAATGACTTTGTATCGTCATTATTCTCTCTATATATTTTATACGATTAAGTAAAATATATAATAATTTAATAGTACCAACGTCTGTTTGTTCCACATCCAGTACAATCAGTCGCAAACACACAATCATTTGGTCCTGTACCTGGGTATTGGCATCCCCAATTTCCATATCCTATATTAGTACATCCATTTTTACATAATCCACTAAAGAAGTACCATGGGTTCCAATCATAGAAACGGTGATACCATCTTCTCCCTCTATGATGTCTTCTATGATGTCTTCTACGACGCCCTCTCCGGAATGTTTCAATATTAGAACTAAATACAATAATTAGTAAAATAACAAACAGAGCAATAAATAAAAAATGAGTTTTCATATTATAAAATATATAGATATATTATTTATAAATTTTTCTATGATTTCGGTGGTTTAGTACAGCAATATTTTGAACGAATAACGGTTGGAATTAAGTCATCTTGAATTTGTTCTAATTTTTTATAACATTTATTAATCGTTACTTCACTGATTTCACTTATATTTTTTACATCTCGTTTATTAATATTTAAATTGCAAATTTGAGATACAAAATACACTAAACCTGCAGCAACACTATTTGGAGTATTTTCAGGAATAATATGATTTTTTTCAATACGCATTGCTAAAAATTTACATAATGCCGTTAATTCTTTATTAATATGCAATTTGCTGCAGAAACGTTCAATAAAAGCAGAAGGTTTTGTTTGACATAATATTGTTTTATCATTATAATTCATATCTTTTTCTAATTTATTTAATATAGTTATAGCATTCTTACAACCTTTTGTAGCACTTGTATTATCTAAATGAAATATGGTGGCAATTTCCTTTGCGGTCCGGGGATATTTATGTAATCGACTAGCTATATATATCGATGCTGCTATAATTCCATCACGATTTAATGCACGGAATGTTTTTTGTTCCGATATTTTTTTATGATAACAAAGTGCATCATCTATAATTAATTTAGATATACCTGCATTATTGGCCATTGTCTTAATTCTTTCAAATTCATCGTAATGCGATTTTTCCTTATATGGCATTGATTGCCATTCAGTATATCGTCTAATTTTTCTCATCTCATATGTTGAACGACTATTACAAACAATTTTACATCCATATGACGATTCACGCAGAAGAGGATTTATTGGCATACCACATCTAGTAGGATCACTAGCGTGAGAATCATTTGCACCATAATATCTCCATTCTGCACTTTGATCAAGAACATCTTTATACATAACTCCACATTTATTATTAGAACATCCTAAAAATCCTTCTTCGGTAAGGCAAACAGGATACTGACAAATATCGCATTTTTCTCTAATGTGTTGTTTACTATACACACACTCTATTGATTTTGTAGGTTTACTGGCATCAAACTGATTCCAGAGATCTTTTATATTTTTAGCAACTCTATTCTTTTTTGTATGTCTAATGTTATATTTCGATTGCATTAGTTTTTATAAATATAATAAAATAAGAATTATACTTCAATTTTATTATATTTACTAAATATAAATATGGGTAATGAACAATCAAGTTCTTCTAATACAATGAATACATCAAGACTACCTCGATTTATAGATTCTATTGCAAGTAAATATATACTTACCGAAAATTTTGAAGATATGAAAAAATTAGAAGATAAAAATTATTGTAACAAACTAATAATATTAACATCGGATATTATAGCCGATAGATTATCTGATATGGAAGTTCAATATTTAAACCAACGAATGAAAGAAGGAAATGTTATTGATGAAATGTCAAAAGATAAAATAATTTTTTTAAAAGATGCTTCATTAAAAAAAATGGATATTCAAAATTCTATAAAAAAACGGCGAGTTTGTATAGGAATTTCTAAATTTTATATCAAAATAGCTCATTTATTTGCGGCAATTGTTGGTACAATTAATCCTATTTATAGTTATAAAAATGATTTAGGTCAAATTGAAAAAGTTCCATTTATGAAAAAAAAATCAATACCTAGTTCTTTTAAAGATAGTGCAAAAGTAAGCAAAATTGGATTATGTACTGCTAGAATAGGAGCAATTATGGCTCAACAATTAAAAGATGTAGAAACAGACAAAGATATATATGAATTATCATCGCATGTATGTAGTTTAAACAATAAAAAGAAACAGAAAGGTTCAAGTTATGATAAATCTCCTACACCAGTATCATTGCCTACAAAAGAAGCTTCAGATATTGTGGCACCTGATGTGGCACCTGATGTAGCACCTGATGTAGCACCTGATGTGGCACCTGATGTAGCACCTGATGTAGCACCTGTGGCGCCTGCGACATCTATTCCCTCAATCAACCAAAAAATAGCATCTGGTGTTACACAAGTAGATTCTGACCTTACATCAAATATTTCAACTCTAATAGGAGGAGGTATAGATAGTGTTTCAAGTATGACTAAAAATTTAATGGATGAACCCGGAATTCCAGAATTAAAACAATTATACATTGATGTATTTAACTATAATACAGGCAAATTCACTGGTATGTCTAAAGACTCTAAAGAACAATATACTAAAGATCTATCTTTATTTTATAAAACATTCACCGGAAAAAATAAAGTTCCTGCTAATGTCAAAAATTTCAGTGATATTAAATTAAAAGACTATTCATCATACCCTGGTTGTAAAGGAACTGATTCACTATTTAAAAAAACATATAAAGGGTCAATTAAAGATGTATTATTTCAAAAATATGCTGCGCAAATGAAAAAAATGACCGAAAATACTAAAAAACACCAAGATGCTCTTTTAGAAGTATTAGATGAATTATTCGTTTATAGAATTGATCCTGAAACAAAAAATAAAGAAATAACTATACATCCTTCTTTAACTGAAAAGACATTACAAAAACTTGTTACTCAAACACGCAATTATATTGTACGTCTTTATATTGGATGTGAGAATGATTTTTTACAAGTATTAAAAATATTTGAAGCCATTATTGAGCGACAAATTAATGAAACAACACAACGAAAAATCTCAAATATTAAACAACAAGAAGAAAAAACGTTATCTGGTGTATAAATATATATTGTGTATATCCTAATATATATTTTGAACAACTCTCATTAATTACCAGCATAAATATTTGTTGATTATCCTATTTTATCTTTTAACCGATTTAATACATCTTGATTATATATTCCACTCGGTTTGTATAACGATATATCTTTATAATTTTTAGTTTTTTTATTTGTAATCCCAATAGTTTTTCCTTGTGATTTATTTGCATTTACCATTATATTTTGAACATTTAATGGATCGTTTTTAATATTATTCTTTTCAACAACATTTCCAAATCCATCTATATTTATACCAGTTTCCTTTTTAATTTGTGCACGTTTATAACTTGGTATATAATGTTTCCATGATATAAATAATAGATTTGGGTGCGTATATTTAGTAACAAACCCATTTTCTTCCAGTTTATAAATTATATATGAAATACAAGTAGCCACATCATATTTTGGAACTCCCATTACAAATTCTGGAATCACAAAAAACGTATATTGTTCTTCATGTTTTTGACGTGCAGTCATTTTAATTTTAACATGAACACGGTTTAATATGCGTTGATAAATTTTCAGTTTATATTTTTCAACCTCTCGTTTTCTATCATATAATTCATCTAAACTTATTTTTTCCTTTATATCATCATTATCATCATTATTAAATACATAATTCATTATTACTTGTAATTGAGAAAAAAGAATTAGAAACGCAACGTTTATAATTATAATGGTAATTAAACATATAGTATTGTCAGGAGGCGGATATTTGGGATTATATGAATTAGGAGTTTTGCAATATTTGCACGATAAAAACTTTTACACTCATAAGAATTTGAAATCCATATATGGAACATCTATAGGTAGTTTAATATCAGCTATTATATGTCTAAATGTTCCGTGGGAAGATATTATTCAATATTTTGAAAAAAGACCATGGCATAAATTAATGCAAATAACTCCTACTATGGTGATTAATGTAATACATAACAAGGGATTATTTGACGAAAATATTATTAAAAATATATTGTTGCCATTTCTTAAAAGCAACAATTTACAAGAAAATATTACATTATTGGAATTTTATAATAAAACCCACATTGAATTATATATATACACCATTGATGTAAATAATTATACATCTATTGAATTATCTTATAAATCGTTTCCTGATTTGTCATTAATTCACGCTATATATATGTCTTGTTGTATTCCATATATTTTTCAACCATTCTGGTTAAATAATAATTATTATATCGATGGGGGATTAATCAATAATTATCCTATTGTTAATTGTTTAAATAGGATAAAAGATACGACTAATGTGGAAATGGATATGAATATACCTAATGATATTTGTGTGAGTAAAAACATTGATATGAACGCTAATGTAGTGTTAGATACTAGTTATAATGCTAATACAAATATTGTTGTAGATAATAGTTCGAATACAACAATAATTAATTCAACATTACTTACAGATGAAATTCTAGGAATAAGATTTGATACGATACAATCAACAGATGGTTTAAAAAATAATACGAATATATTTGAATATGGTTATTTTTTAACTAAAAAAATAATTAATTCTTTTTCAAAAAATTGTAGAACAAATTATCCACATATTAAACATGAAATAGTCATCTCTTGTATAGAACAAAATATTAATGATGTACAAGATGTATTAAACAGTACAGATAAACGCAAAGAATTTATAACATATGGCAATACATGTGCTAAAATATTTTTATCTTCATTGTAAAAATTTGAATATTATTTGAATATTATGAATTACTCAGATAATATATAATTGTGTATGTTTATAGTTGTGTATGTAAAAATTCTTCAAGTGTATTCATGTCTGGTTTAGCATCATACTCAATAATTTGTCCATTTTTAACTAATTTAATTGTTGGATATCCTTCTACTTTAAATTCATCCGCAACCTTTTCGTTTTTATCACAATCTATACTTCTAAAATATAATTTTGTGTTATTTATGGGTGCATTTTCATATTTTGATTGTAATTCTTTCCATATAGGTGTGGCTTTCTTGCAATGAGGACACCATTCAGTATAAAAGTAATATAATTCTGCTTCTTGACCGGCATCTTTTTCAACAAATTCTTTATTTGCTACATAAGAAGGGTTTAATCGCGGAATAACATAATAATTATATACATATAAGGCTACACCAATGAATACAACAGATATTGCTAATATTATAAGCGTTTTAATATTCAATAAATGATTAAATTTATTTTTAATTGTTTCAAACATTATATATATATTATAGCTATATAAGAACTAATAAATATACGAATGTATTATTGAATTTTACATAATGAATTTTACATAATGGTCTACTATTGTTACTTTACACCAATGAAGATTTAAATATAATAAATATTCCTCTCATTTTTCATATAACACATTTATAAAATAATAATAAAGAAATACTACAATAAAATATTATATGTATATCATTAATGCTATGGGTAAAATTATTACAATAGATATTTCTAAAGTAATGAATGATGAAGAATTACATAGTCTTATATGGAAAATTAAATATAATACTCAGTTTTCTAAAAAGAAACAAAATATTATTGGATATGTTACAAAAAAAAATGTTATGTAAAATAAAATCTCAGTATAATATAATACATAATGGTTACTAAGAAACTTACAAAAAAAGGTAATACATTTAAAAAACATACTAGAAAACGATCTAATAAAAAGCGAGTTATACGCAAATCCTCTTCTAAAACATTGAAAAAACAAAAAAAAACATATAATTTAAATGATTTTAATAGTAATGATGGTATGTTAACGAGTGTGTGGGGACCAGGATTATGGCACTATTTACATACTATGAGTTTTAATTATCCATCTAAACCAACTAGTTCTGATAAAAAGCATTATAAAATGTTTATTGAAAATCTTCAAAACGTGTTGCCTTGCAGTTATTGCAGGAAGAACCTAATTAAAAACCTACAAAAATTACCTTTGACATCTAACAGATTGAAAAATAGATATGAATTTTCAAAATATATATATGACTTACATGAATTAGTTAATAAAATGTTAGGAAAGTCTTCTGGACTAAAATATTGTGATGTGCGGGAACGTTATGAACATTTTCGGTCTCGTTGTACATTAGATGCTGTAATAAAACACAAATTTATAAAAAAAACTACGCGAAAATCACGTAAACAATGTAAACCTCATAAAGAAAAGGGTTGTACGGAACCATTGTATGGAAAAAAATCCAAATGTATTATTAAAATAGTTCCACAAGAGGAAAAAGGAGATACATTTCAAATTGATAAAAAATGTATCAAAACAAGAAAACCTAGCGAGTAAATAACATTACATACCAAATTGACTAAAGTCATTTAATACGGGTCTAGGTAAATATTCGTCGTTACGTGCGTTATAATTAGGAACTTTTTTACATTCAAATGCTGGTTCAGGACAGCGACCACAAGGAGGACAAGCAGGGCATTTTTTATTTTTAGGACATGCTTGAACATCAGGACATTTAGGACATACAGGTGGGACTATTTCAGATTTTAATATATAGAGATCTTCATTCCCATCTGATATTTCAGATTTAGGTATACCTTCGCGCGAAGTTTCTTTATTTTCAAAATATTCTTTTACACCTATTCCAAAATTGGATAATACTAAAATTGCCAATAAAATCAAAAATATATGAACTGCTCGTAATTTCATCTTATATAAATAACTATATATAATTATTTACAATTATTTGCTAGTAGTGTAAATTTGCTAGTAGTGTAAAATTGAATTATATATCCATAATATAGTTTATAATAACAATTATGGATATATTTGGGGAAGATATTGATACTGCTAAGTTGGACAAATTTCTTATTAATAATGTAAATAAAGCTTTGGCTACTAAAACATATTATAAAAAACCTAAACAATGTAAAAAAAAAGGAACTACTAGAACTAAACGAGAACCTTTACAGCATTTTCATACTGAAACTATTTTATATGAGGCTGGCATAGACGAAGCTGGTCGTGGTCCAATGTTTGGGCGCGTCTATTCTGCATGTGTAATTTTACCACACGATGGGTTTGATCATTCTAAAATGAAGGATAGTAAACGATTTTCATCTAAAAAGAAAATATTGGAAGTATATGAATATATAAAAGAAAACGCAATTGATTATTGTGTTGCATATGAAGACGAGACAGTTATAGATGATATTAATATACTTCAGGCTACACAACAATCAATGCATAAAGCAATCGCGGGATTAAAACATAGACCTGAACATCTACTAGTCGATGGAAACTATTTTAGATGCTATAATGATAAAGAAGGTGTTATATCATTCACTTGTATTGAAGGGGGTGATAATTTATATACAGCCATAGCAGCAGCATCAATATTGGCAAAAGTCGAACGAGATATGTATATCGAAGAAATGTGTAAGCAATATCCCTATCTTGATGAACATTATGGATTGTTGTCAAATAAAGGATATGGAACAAAAAAACATATGGATGGAATTAAAACACACGGTATAACTCCTTGGCATCGAAAGACATTTGGAATTTGTAAACAATTTGCGTAACTGTAATAAAAAAATTGATATAATAAGTAAGTATTTATATACATATAACTATCTAATTATTCCCCCTCGTATTCACTATGAAAATTATAATTTTTGACACTGAAACAACCGGATTGCCTAATTGGCATATTAAAGGTCCAAAATGGTATAAATCTTGGCCATATATAGTTCAACTCAGTTGGATTCTATATAATATAGATGATAATACATATAAAAAGGGAGATTATATCATTAAGCTTCCGCTAAAAGTAACTATTCCAGAAGAAAGTATTAAAATTCACGGAATTACAAATGAAATTATGAATACAAAGGGTGTTAATTTTATGAAAGCGTTATCACCATTCTTAATTCATTTACAAGAAGCAGATTTTATTATCGCACATAATTTAGATTTTGATAAAAAAATGATGTTAGCTGAATTTGAACGGAGAAATATGGTTAACCATTTTAATCTTATCAAGGGTATTGATTATTGTACTATGCGTAATAGTGAAAAACTATGCGGATTAACCAAAATCAATCCTGTATCTGGATTAAGACGTAGCAAGTTTCCTAGACTATATGAATTACATTACTTTCTATTTAAAGAATTTTTGATTAATCTCCACAATTCATATAATGATGTATTGGCATGTTTACGTTGTTATTATAAACTAATATATGATGAAGATATTCTAACTAAAAATAAGGCACTACGCAAAGAATTTCGTAAAATTACGCCAGTGTGATTTATAATTTAATCCACTTCTTCAATCTTTGGT